TATTATTCTTATTAGAGTTTATAGACATTTCACAAGGTATACTACCTACTGAATCCCATAAAAATAATAAGTCGTAAGGTAACTTACCGCCTTTCTGCTCATCTAATAGGTCTGCAATAAACGCACCTACATCTTCAATACTATTTAATTTTTCTCTATCAATATACAAGAAAAATCCTTTATAATCTTTAACTACTCCATCTTCGTCAGCAACCTCTTCATACTGTAGTCCCATTTGCTTGGCATGCTCCCAATTCCATTTCATCTCCGTTACAATAAAAACAGGTAAGACGCCCATTTTCTGGGCGCTTACTGCTGCTTCTAATAGAGCTGTTGTCTTACCGGTATCAGAGTGTCCTCTTAATAAGGTAATATGTCCTTGTGGTATGCCAGGAATAGATAAACAATCTTGAAAAGCTTGTGACAAAGGAATCCATCTCTGAGTCTTCATCTTAATAGAAGTACTAGATAAGTTTTTTGCTTCTTTAAAGCTATCTAGATTAAAGGTACCTTTTAAAGCACCTGCTATACTCTCATTAAGAGAAGCTTTCGTTCCTTTGGCCATATAATTGTTTATTTAAATAATTCGTCGAACTCGTCGTCAATACTTGCTTTAGGTTTAGTATTTAAAGCAAAAGATGCTGGTTTATTAGCTGGTGTCGATACCTCTACTACAGGAGCTACCGGTGCTGCAGGAGCTGCAGGTTCATCTGTAGCTGCTTCTGGGTGTAGCCAGCTTAATAAAGACTCTTTCATCTCATCGTAAGAATATTTCTTAAAGATAGTAAATACTTCTGGTTGAGTATTTAACCATTTTTCTACCTCTTGTGCATCTTCAGATAAAGAAGTTGTTTTAGTACGAACACGTACTTTAGATTGGTTATAACCAGTACCGTTAGTTGCTGCATCTGTAGTTTCGATCGTAATGTCACGACCTTCAATTACGTCTGTATAATCTCCTACATCAGGATCATCAGCTAATGATAACAATTCGGCATAAATTTGTTTACCGAACTCCCATAAACGTACGCCCTTCTCTTCTTCACCTCTAACGATGACAGGAGCGAATACACGCATCTTCGGTTCTAATTTCTTAGACATAACCCAGTTTTCTTTATCGCCTGCTGTTGCTAATTGCTTAGCAAATTCAACAATTGGATCTTTTTCACCAAAGTTAACTAATGAAATCATTGTACGGTTACCAATACCGTAATGTACTAATACCTCTTTAAAAGGATTTGATCTGTCCCATGTTGCTGGAACAATACGAACTGAATGCTTGCCTACTGTAGGCTTCCATAAAATCAAAGACATGTCTCTTTTTTGACCGCCTGATTTTTGGTTTTGTAGCGAACTAAGTTTCGACTTAATCGCAGATAGGTCCATTGCCATAACTTATTGTTTTAGTTTAAAAATTTACTTATACAGAAATGTAAGAAGAAAGATCCGAATTAGCAACTTATAAGTTAACTATTTTGTGGATTTTTGTAGAAAGTTTTCTTAGATCATCGCCTTGAGTTAAAAGTACAGTATTTCTGTAATTTTGCCACTCTACTCTAAAGGACGTATCTAAGATTCCCTCGTTTAGGGACTTAATTAGAAGGTTTAAACTGTTAATCGTGTATAACGTATTAGTTTCCTTCTTTCTATGTAATAATATCGTGTTTGGAAGTACTCTTGTTGTAGTATCTTGAACCTCAATATTATATGTACACAAATACTCGTCAGAATCCTCAGACTCTAGGACGAAAATCTTACTATACATAATAGTATATTCCCCTATAATGGTATCTAATGTAATATCTAACTTATCCTTAGGGGAAAAAGTACAGAATAACTTGTTTTTCAATTGGTCTTGCGTTAACTTGATAAATTCCATTATAAATAGTTCGGTCTTAAAGTTAAAAATTGTAGTTATTGCTCTTTTTAGCTTTTACCTTGAAGTTGTCGGCTTCTAAGATGTCTTTAATGTGTGATAGGGTACCTTTTCCGTCTGATGCTGCATAATCGATTAATATTGAATCGTATACCACTAAAAGTACTTTGCTTTGCTTACCTTGAAGATAGTTTTTTAGTTTATCTAGTTTTTTAACGTTATTTACCGTCTCTAGGCACTGAATATAGTAGTTAAATAGCTTTTGAGGATTAGCATTCTCTAATACAAGTCTTCTTTTATTAGGTAGCTCTAAAAAACCGTTACCTTTATAGGTGCTCCACATAGCATCTACTGCAATTGCTACGTCTTCAAAAAACTCAATATGCCTAAACTCTTCTTCTACTCCATTATACATCTGTCTAAAAGTAATCTTCTTAGCTTCTTGATATTCTTCCGGTGTTAATTCGCTTTTTTCAAAGTACTGCTTACCTAAATACTCGTGAATTGACTCGTCTTGCGGTATTTCAGTTCCCATTTTGTTAGCAATTAACCTTAAGTGGTATCCATCAAAGTCAAACTCTACAAAAGCATCGTTTTCCGGTATAAAAGCCGTTCTAGAACCGTTCTCTTTATTAAAAGCAAGGAAGTTTATACTATTAAAAGCATTAGTCGGACGTGAAGTTATATTATATAGGTTATAACTTGAATAAACCCTACTATCCCTTAGAGATCTTCCTTTCCATGGAGTTTCAAAGTACTTATCAAAGAGCTTTTCGTCTACTAAGATTCCCTGCTCTTCTACCCATTTATATACTTCTGTAAATCTATTATGCCATTCGGTATTTACTTCTCTTCCAACATATCCCTTTACTAGTTCAAACATACATTCACATCTTTCATAATGCTTTGATATTGGAATATAGGTATTTACCTGCGGTAGGTATTTTAGCTTTTCGTAAAAGTCTAAATGAACAGGTGTGTAACATTGAAAGTCCTTAATCTTACCCTCTACGTCTAAGACAGTAAAATAAAGATCGATCGAATGAGGTAAATCTAGGTAATAGGAATGCCATTTTTTATCCAGTAGGTAAACTTTCGGTATCTCCTTAAGAAAGTTTTCTATAGACTCTAATTTAATTGAAAATCCTTCTGAATGATTAATAGGAATTACGTATCCTTTGTGGAAATCGTTATAATAAAGGACGCACGGTGTAGTTAGGGTCGGATGAGTATGCTCTGATAGAGATACTAGTTCGATAAAACATTTTTCAGGTCTAGGTAGCTGCAAAAGCTGTTCTTCTGTCTCGACGATAAAGTACATAACATTTATTTACAGTAAATATACTACCTACTTCCCGAAATAGCAACTGATCCTGGAGTTATTTGTGCGAATTTAACATAATCTCCTCCAATAAACTCTACTATACCTCTAAATCCTACCTGTTTTGCTTCTGTTACTCTTTTATTTGTATCGTAAACACCTCCTTTAACTTGATACTGAGATACTCTTGTGTCGTGTAGCGGTCCAGTTAACTGCCAGAGCATACTTGTTGACTGATAACCTAAGATAGTAGGTGAAACATTTCCGTTTTGCAATTGAGAATAGTCCATTTGAGAAATTTCTGTAATAAACTGAGGACCAGAAACGCTTTTTGCAAAATATCTTGTAAAGTATCCTCTTGCATAATCGCTAGCAACAGGTACAGGAAAGTAAGAATCTATTTCAGAAAGTGTTACATTAGATTCTTTTACTTTTTTCTGTGTATTTTGAGTACTTGCTGCAAGGTACGTGTTATTAGTAGAGTTGTTACTATTACTGAGATTGGCAGTTGTTGATATAGTAGTTAATTCTTCATTAGTGCCTAGTACTGGGTTTATACCTACAAAAGCTTTATTATCATAAGTTAAGTAGTATCTTCCAGCATATGTTTTACCGTCGGGGGTAGTGAATTCATTACCCCTCGTGTAAAGGTTTGTTCTTATTCTTGTTTCTGGGTAGTATCTTAATGCCATATTAACTTATAAATGTATTGTATTCTAAAGCTCTTCTTTTTGCTAGAGGTCCTGCAAAGTCTGCCGGTACTCTATAGCTTATAAACTCGTTTTTATTAGGAGTTTGTTTACCTAGAAGAGCTTTCCATAGTGTTGAACTTCTCATTCCTCCTGGCCCAGCATTATAACCTAAGTCTAGTAGTGCAACTACCTGACCGGTTGTTGGGGTTACATTGTTATTCTTTGCAGCGTCAAGTAGTATTTTATATAAACTTGCTAATTCTACTCTCAAATTTTCTTCTGCTAGTTGAGCGGTTATTGTATCATTAGGAGCAATAATTTGACCTGCTTTAGGTCCTGCTCTATATACATCGTAAGTACCCCATCCTATAGTTAATCTAGGAGTTCCATCTGCTCTTACGTTACCTTCTAAGTTGTAAGGGTATATGATTAAGTTTGGACTTGGATTCCTAGGAGCATAAAATATTCTTCTATTTCTACTAGAGGTATCTAATTTTTGTATAGAGGCTAAAGCCTCCTGTGCTT